GTGGAACTCTTCCCAAGGCTAGATTATTCTACAATTATGGAGACTATATCTATGTCTGGGACCAAGACTGCTTGAAGAAAACTCTCCGTGGAAGTACTGAGGAAGCCGATGATAAACAAGTAGATATCGATTTCTCTAATTCTTGGATTGAAGTTATTAAGGAGACAATCTCACAGATCCAATCCCGAATTTGGCCTCGATTTTCCAAAATTTTTACTGGAATAAAAATTGCTGCGTGTCTCACTAGTCCTATCTATTCGGTTGCTAGTGTTATACTTTCGGCTTTTACTTATTTCTTTACGAATAAGGAATATAAGAGGAAAACAAGGAATCAGGAAATGTGTGATTTAGGATTTCCACCTAATGAAGAAGAAGCACAAGAGGAATCTGGCTTTTGGTGGCGCACGCTTGCGTGGGCTGCTGATGCCACTTCTCTTGGACTCGCTATATTTTTCCTTAGTTGGTTTCTCTACAAGGTATATGGTGTGTTCTCTACGGCGAATTGTAAAACTTACTGTAGTGAATGCCAGAACTGGCTTGATGAAGACTACCGAAAAGAAGTATTGGAAACAACTTGTAAGATCTCATGTACGGAAACACATATGTTTGATTGTGTTTCACGGAAAGCTAGTCTGCGAAGAGATTGCAAGGGTTGTATTGATAAATTGTGTACCGGAGAATGTTTTCATTCAATGGTAATTCACCAATCAATCCTTGATCAACAATATCTACGTTTAACCGACATTGCGGGAGTTCTAGAAGTTTCGCCTGAAGGCAAACGAGTTAGGCAGAAAACCTATCAACGTGTCAGCACTGCGAAACCCGAAGTCTCCCCTGAAGGTAAACGGCCAAAGCAGAAAACTTTTCAACGTATTCCCCTTCCCACTTGTGTAGAAGTTGAGATTAAGGATCCTGTGCAATCAGAACTGATTCAAGGCTATTCTAGTCATGCATCTACTGTTGGATCGAATGAACAACCGATTCCAATATTACGTGCAAAAATTGAATCATGTAATGACGAACAGGCGAAAAATCTTTTGGCTTCTCTCTGCTCTCTAACCGTCAAAATTATAAGACGAAACAGGTTGGATTTGACTCGACAATCCCATCTTTGGGGTTTGGGTGTTGGCAATTGCATTATCTGTCCACAACATGTTCATGTTCACGGAGACGCGAACTTTGAATATTTTATGGAGAGAGACGGTATTGAAACACCTTTATCCTTTGAGAAGGAAAATGTTGGCTTAGATCTTGCCTGCTTCTCTTTTGATGAGAAGAGAGCATCCCCTTTCAAACGCACTATAATGAAGCACCTTATGTCTGAGGCGGAGTTTAATAAGGTCATGATTAAGCGATGGCCAGGATATCAATTTATCCCTGGTCATGCTAAATTTGGACTTATTCAAAATATCGTCATAGATTATAAGGTGAAGAAGTATAGGTTTACACTTACAGATCAATCAAAGAAAACAATGGATCATGCACTTACGATACAGGCTACTCAAACCATATCTCCTCTGACTTCAGCTGGAGATTGTGGTGGCTTTATTGTGATTGAAAATCCAAACATACCTAAAAAGCTGATTGGGATGCATGTTGTTGGTGCAGAAAAAGCAGCATACTCTGCTGTTATGACATACGAATCTGTCAGTTCTCTGCTTCCTACGGCTCGCCTAGAAATAGGTGAGAATGAACCCATATCAGTTATTCCATCTTCAGTGGGCCCTCTCTTTGATGTGCTAAACCTCATAGAGTGGGAAGATACTTACCAGACTTATATGCCTGAAGGAGATTTTGAATATCTTGGGGATATTTCTTATAATAAACCCCAAAATGTTACAGAATTGAAGGTACACCCTTTTAAGGAATTATTCAATTGCAAAGTAGCACCTGCAGCGTTACATCACTCTGCTATTGCTCCTGAGTATATTGACAATGTTCCTCTTAATAAGAAGGGTATTCCCGATCTTCTCCTTATGAAGGCAAATAAGTATGGTAAGTTTCCACCTAATCTTTCTGATCTACATACAAAAATCATACATTCACTCAAAGACACTGTGGTAGAACGATTTGTTCAAGTTATGGATGGACAGGACATTGGACCTTGTGACTGGGATGAAGCAGTAGGAGGTGATCCTCTAGATGCTTATTCCCATAAACTTAAAGGAGCGACTTCAGCTGGAATCGGCTGGGATCGCTCTGCTAAGGGGGCTCCAATTAAGAAAAGTTCATACTTTACAAATACTATACCCCAAACAATTGACACATCTACACCCCATGGTCAAAAACTCATGGGCATTTTAGAACTTACTGAAAATTTAATGGCTCAAGGACATCGAACTTTAAGTATTGACAAGAATTGTTTGAAGGATGAAGTTAGACCTTTGGATAAAGTATGGAAACCTAGACTCTTTAAAGCTCGGCCTTTGGACAAAGTTATTTTGAAGCGTAAGTATTTCTTGCGATTTAAGATGGCTTGGACAAAGGCCCAACTTCTTCTTAACCACGCGGTGGGAATTAATCCCATTTCAACCCAATGGGCTGAACTTTACCACTACTTGGTTGGAGAATCTGAGATAGGTTTCGATGCTGATTTTGGAGGTTTTGATACTAATCAACTCAAAATCTTTCAAGAATTATGGCGCGATATCAAAATTGATACTATTAAGGAAGTTCAAAATAATTTAGGAAAACCAATTGATAGATCAACCGAAAATATTATGAAAGGCTTACTCAACGAAAATATTGACTCTATTTCGTCTTGTTATTCTAATGTATATATGGATCATCATGGCAATAGCTCTGGTGACCCAGATACTACAGAAGATAACTCGGCTATAAATCTTCTTTATCACTTCTTTGCTTTTGTCATTATTATGGCAAAGAAGAAGTATGGAGAAGACTTTAGCTTTGAACAGGCATCAGAATTTATAGACTTTGAACTTTTCAGAAAGTATATTAGAGCAGTCTTCTTTGGAGACGATCTACTTATTCTTCCTGATCCGGACATTGGCTATACTTTTGAAGCGGTTCAAAACATAATGGTAAATATTCTTGAACAGGATTATACATCTGCCTCTAAATCTAAAATTGGAACTGAACATCATATTTCCGAACTCACGTTTCTCAAACGTAAATTCAAAGTGGCAGGGCCTTCCTTCATTACAGCTCCTTTGGACCGAGAATCAATTGAATCTCGGTTCTGTTACACAATGTTGCATCCTTCAGACCTTGAAGGTCATGCAACATTAGTGTATGAAGGGCTCCTTGAAGCAACCTGTCATGGACCGGTTTACTATAAAGAACTCAGTGAAAAATTGAAGCGCGGTCTTTCCCTTAACGGATGGCGTGCTCACTCAGCATTTGATGGGAAAATCTTAGGATATTCCGCAATGCGAAGTGAGTATTTCACCCGTTATAATGAGGGCGGCTTCTAATAAATGGGCAAAAGATACAGTTATTTCGGAAAATAGCAACTGTTAAATTGCACCAAAACAAACTACATCAAAACTTTTAACATCAAATAATCATTAACTTAATTATTTTAACTATATTGATACTTATAATATTTGGAATCATATTATACGTAAAGCGAAACTACATAAAATTATTTATACAGATATTTACAATAGTTCTTATCTATTATGAATACAGATTCCACCAACAAACTCGTGGTACAAGAGACCAATCCCGGGACAAATCATCATGAATCCCAGATTATCTCGAATATCACTCGGCCACGCGAAGCTAGTCAAGCAATTGACTTCTCGCGTAGAACTGGACCTGATACCTTCAAACGTATCAGACGACTTATGACTCCTGATGGGATGCAAGACGTTGTGTGCCTTGTTGATTGTGAGCAGGAACTAACCCTTCCTTCAATCGATCACTTGGCCTGGTATGATATGCCAGAGCAAGGTAATTGCTTCGGAGCCCGTCAAGTAACGAGTGCTGGTGTTGGCGTGTTTGCACCTATGTTTTCTTATCGAACAGAAACGCAGATGTCATTCTCACAACAATTTCAATCTCATTGCTTGGTGAAGCTTTATTGCATGACTCCTCTACCAATGTCTGTATCCCTTTGGGTTTATCGAACGATGTTTGGAAATACAACGAACTATCTTTCTCAAATTGGATTTACTTGGAAACCTTCTTTCCAAAACACTGTTTATGTATTAATGCCTTGGGCTGACATTACACTCGTCAGACCATATGATTATGCACTTGCAGATGTTTTTGGATTGCTTGGGATCCAACCTCTTTCCTCTTTTGTTCATGAGGAGGGGACTCAATCTAGCGCAGATGTCACTGTGTACTTTGCTCCATATCAACTGAAGCAGGCTACACCTCGTGCTCTTGTTAGACCAACAACCTTCCTCGACTCATCTGCCATTACTTCTAATGGCACTGTTGAACTGAGTTTGAAAGCTCCTTCTAAACTTCATATCACCGGTCTTTCCCAGAGGGGAACGATGATTACTCAAATTGATGATGATGACTTGTCTATTGATGGTAAGCCTTTTAGTCGTGACCGTTGGGTGTATCCTGGAACTCATATTCTAGGTGCTCCTACTGGTCAAACTAATTATCTTTCCATCATGGCTATGTCTAATCAATTAGGTAAGAATCTCCTTCTGGGTTCGATTGCTGATGCTCGAATCCTTCCTGGCTTTGTTTCCCACAAGGAAACAGGGCTATTTTATCTTCCATCTCTTTTGGAACTTAATTTTGATTTCAATGATGAAATAACCGATCCTATCCAGCGCTTGATCGATGCGGGAAGACGCAAAGGACGTGACGTTGTTTTCACTAATCGTGTGTTGAGACAGCAACCTGATGAAAATCTAGTTACTCTCAATGTTGATAAAGTGGACATGGCCACCTTCGTTGCATCTTCCGCAAAGAAAGCTAGAAAGAAATTGGCTTATTTAGTAATTGAACTCATGGATGATGAACCGGAACGAATTGAAAATGCTACTATCCAAATTAAGGAATACAATTACAATGCTGATAACAAAATCGCACAGGATTATCATGGGATGCAAGGCGATGCTGCTGCTCGGGAAACCGAACATTGGCAAAGAGTTGCAACTCAAACCCTGTCTGATTCTGATGGAGGCACTGTATTTAATGTTTCTTTGGATTTGACTACACTGGCAACAACGTCTCCACAGCCTACCTTTCTTCGAGAATACTCGCGTCATTTATTGCGCGCGAAATATCCTCTTCTGAAAGTTCAAGTGGTGAAGACTCCATTTTCCCATGGAATTCTACGAATTGTTCAAGGCAATGTCACTACTCCTGAAGAAGTTAACCAACTTCCTTATCGAGAATTTGACCTTGCTCAGGATACTGAATTAGAGTTCTACTGGGATCATGTGAATCCAGCTATTACGGATGTTACTGTCAATTTTTCATATTTTCTAATGGGACATTCAATTGCCCCATCTTCTCTTGTGTTAAATTTCTATTTTAACATCTCTTCTATGCATTTCTTTCATTATAAAGATTATGATGATACGATTGTTGGAGAGCTACAGATTGGTGAAACATCTGTACCGACTAATGTTCAGGAAAATGAGATTCCTCATGAGTCAACAGCTACCACAGCTACACCTTTACAGGTGCAGCCAATAGGCGCTGTTGTTTCAGAAAGGAAATATCATTTCTCAGGATATGTTAGTGCAAATGCTTCAACCACAAAATTTGTAGTTGTCCCGTTGTCTCATACTAATTTTCCTAAGTACGAATTGACAACTGCCAAGCGTTATTGGCGTTGGCGAGGAGTACCCTATGTTCGCATAACTCTCGATTCAAACTTTACTTTGGCAGGTATTGTTTACGCTGTTCACTGTGATTCTCGTACCGATTACGCTACGATTAAACCAGAGCAATTGATAGCTATGTACCCTTCATCCAAACAGGTGTTTAAAAATGGCTTGGCTGAAATGCCACTGAACTACCGTGCCGTGGATGTGAGGCAGCTTGTATCATATGCAACTACCCCGCTTTCGCAAATTGGTGATTTAGTGATAATTCTTCCATCTAGCTCGGCAACGATTACAGGATTAGATCCCTCATTCAGATTAACTTTCGAATTTGACATGTCAAATGTTACTTACGAAATACCTGAGTGTGGCTTTGATTCCTTCTCGTATCCTGGCTTTGTGGCGACCACCTATCCATTTGTTACCCCTGCTGTATCTTCAGAAACCTCTTCACGTGTGTTGAAAGACTCACCTGAAACGTCTGAGGATACGCTGGCGTTTTAAGATCTTGTTTCCGCACAATCCCCCCCTTACTCGTGGGTGAATATCTAGGTATTCATCTAAAAGCTCATGCTTCTCCTCCCACGATGGGGGAGTTTAATGCAGAGTCACAAGGTAGGGGCGTATAAATTTGACTTAATTTTTATTAACTTATTATATTAGTTATTAAAGGAATTTATATACGCTCAAAGATATCAAGTATATAAATTAATTTACTTATAAAACCTAATCATACGAATTTTAAATAATTG